TAACTATCGTGAAATTTCTTTACGGATCTTGGCGGAGGAGGCAGAGAAAGAGCAGTTGGAATGTGCTTTTGAAGTTGCTCAAGATTATCGTTGCTTACAAGAAATGGATTGGATGGAAGATCCACTTGTTAAAGGCGAAATTTGTAAAATTGGATGCGTTGGTGAGGATGATCGATATGATGGAGGCAAGAAGTACATTGTTTTCAGGGAAGATGGAAGTTGGATTGATCTTTGTCAACATCGTCTTGAAACCCATTTTGAGTTGGTAAAGAATATAGATTGATATGATTGAAAAGTTTACCAACAAAATTATTGAAGGAGATTCAATTACTATTCTGCCTCAAATTCCTGATGGTAGTACTAAGCTGGTGCTTTGTGACCCGCCATATTTTACCGCTTGCCAGGGGTTACTTCCTTCTGAGATACAAACATTTGATGATTACTTAAATTGGTATGAAAGATGGATAAAAGAAATTTCTCGTATTCTTACCGATGATGGTAGTTTCTATGTTTTTGTTCCGCCTTTGGAGTATGGTGAAGTAAATTTACTAATTAAGAAGTATTTTTGTCAGAAGTAAGTAATTTCATGGGTTAAGCCGAATGTGATGATAAGGCAACCGACTGCCCGGAATTTTTTTCCAAAAACAGAGTTTGTTGGGTTCTATACAAAGGACCAGAAGAATTATACTTGGAACAGCTTAGTAAAGAAATTTGGATTACAAAAAGCGTGTAACTTTACAATTGTACCAACAATACACAGGAGGATTGGAGAAGGAGTAGATCATCCAACCCAGAAGCCCTTAAAACTATGTGCCAAGTTTGTATATGCATCGTCTAATGAAGGTGATATTGTTCTTGATCCTTTTTGCGGGAGTGGAACTACTCTAGTAGCAGCGGAACTGTTGAATAGGAAATTTATAGGTATTGAAGTGGATCCAAAGTATTGTATGATGTCTAGGGGTAGAGTAGGGCAGTTTTCGATAGAGAGTTTAGATGAGAAACTAAAGAATGCTATTTTTTGAGAGGAGTAACAAAATGGATGAAAATGTTGATGTGATTGAATATGGGATGGAATGTATTCTAGAGGGACTTAAAAGAAAGTTTGGATTAGATACTAATAATCAGCATTTTGTAGATACCCCAGAACGAGTATCAAGAATGTACGATGAGATTTTTGGTGGACTAAAGGATACAGATAAGCAAGTAGAGGAGATTTTATCTACCGCTTTTATATCAGATATGGATCAAATGATTGTGGTGAAAGATATTCATGTATTCTCTATGTGCCCACACCATTTTTTGCCAGTTGAAATGTACGTTGATTTAGCATATATTCCAAATGGTTATGTTCTTGGGCTTTCTAAATTACCTAGGTTAGTTGAAATATTAGCTAAGCGTCCAGTTATTCAAGAGCAACTTACTGAAGAAATAACAAAATATCTAATGTCAATAAAGGCTTCTGGAGCTGCTGCTAGAGTTAGAGGACAACATTTTTGTATGCGTATGAGAGGAGTTAAAAAACCTGAGGCTGTTATGATAACAACCTCTGTTACTGGAGATTTTAGGGAAGACCAGTCTACAAGGGAAGAATTTTTGAGTCACATTCAAAATAGTAAGAATTTTTGAATTCTTAGTTGGAGATAATCATGAATGATTCAATAGAGGTTAACATTAGTGGAAGATTCCGTAGAAGGTCTATTCGGAGTGAAAAACGAAGAGAACTCTTTTATGGATTGGCTAAGGGACCGAAGAAGCGTTGTAAAAGAAAGAGAGGTAAAAATTGAAAAAATTCTGAGATTTAATTTGTATTTCCTTCAAAATATATTATAATTTAAATATAAGAACAAGATTATTGAAAGGAAATAGAATGAATAAGAAAAGTATCCTAAATATTTATCGTGAAAGAAAAAGAATACTTCAAGAGCAAATTGACAGAGAAAAACCCTTTTTTGGCGGTGACAAGACGATAGAAGGATGGAAGCAATTAGTTAAGGAAGCCGAACATATAATTGCGTGTGTCGAGGCCAATGATTATATCCTTACGCCAGCAGGTAAGTTAAAAGTTCCGGTAATGGTCTAAGAAGGCATGAAAAGATAAAGCACGCGTTTTTTGGAGGGTAAGGCTGGTGGATATTGCGAAAGCAAGGGTGAGTCGAGGCAGTAGGCCATCACACTATGTCGTGAACGCCGGGATGTTTTAAAGGCCAATCTCATCCACCAGCCTGATGATGAATTATGTATTTACTAATTGATGATGTACGAAATTTTAGTAGTGATATAATTGCTCGAACAGCAAAAGCTGGGAAGTTAGTACTAAAGCAATTATCCGGGCACATTGATGAACTTGGTATAGACCATGATTTGACATGTCTTGAAACTGGATACAATGTTGTTTTGTGGGCAATAGAGAATGATTGCTTACCAGATAAAGTGCAGGTAATATCTATGAATCCAGTAGGACGTAAAGCTATTGTTAGTGTTTTGCTGGATAATGGTTATCAATCAAAAGATAATACTAATTTCGTGAGAGAGGGAGATTAAAATGGGGAATAGTATGTGGAATACCGATCATTTTTTATTGGGTTTTACGATTGGTTGTCTATCTGGAATAGTACTACTCGCATCCTGGTTTATATGTCTTTTAATTTGCTAGGAAACTAAAATGAATATAGTTGATTGGTTTGATGTAGCTAACCCTGAACATCTCAAGGCTTATAAACATCTGCAGGATACTGGGCTCTGGCCTGAAGGTTTTCTTCCTGAGGACATTGAGATTGAGTATGTATCCGAATGCTGGCCTCGTCTTGATACTAAACTTGCTGATAAGTTTGTAGAGGAGAGGCTCAGTAAGCCTACTACTTGTTATGAAGATTATTCGTATTATGTAGGTGGTGAAATAATGTGTGGGAGAATGCCATTAAAGTATGCATCATGGATCGCTGCCGGGAGGCCAGCTTAAATAGAAAAGGAAATTAGTAGGGCGGATAATAATGCAAGTACGAATGAAGGACAATTCGGAGCTTGAATTTTATTCAGGTAAATTTTGTGTTCATGCCATACTGGAGGAATTGAAAATGGCTAAAGCGATGAAAAAGAAAGTTACATTTTATAGATTAAAAGAAGGAACAACATTTAAGTACCAACGAAAAGTGTATATAAAAAGTGATTATGATATTGGTGTTCAGCTTACTGGCCGAGATAAGGGTGAACAACTTCTACTTATGATTATTGTAACGTACGAAAGAGAAGGCTGAACAAACTGAAAACATACAGAAAGGAAAAATAAAATGCCATATATAACTCAAGAACAACGTAAAGTATTAGATCCAATTATTGAGCAATTAGGTGATTTGGATGATGGTGAATTGAATTACACTGTTACTCGTATTAGCCATCGGTTTATAAAATCCCACAGCTTTCGATATGCCACATTAGCAAGAGTGATAGGAGGTTTGATTTGTGTTGTCCTCGAACTTTATCGTCGAGTTGCCGCACGCTATGAGGATAAGAAGATTAAAGAGAACGGTTGTATTAGTGACTTAGATGATGATTCTCGGGAAAAGATGAGATAATGGGAAAGACTTGTATAAATTGCATTCATTGGGGTGAAGTAGTATCTGATGAATACCATGTTTGTGAACATCCGGCTATAAGAACTTATGCACTACCTAACGTTGAGGAAGTTAAGTTAGGGCATAGAGCTATTAGAGCAATCGGAGAAACAGATGAAGATGAGGATATCCAAACAAGATTTAGTTTTGGTTGTAATTTATGGGAAAGAAGAATTTAAAACTTAGGAAACGTCGTCATATTTCTTCTGACCAACTTTTTAAGAAGAAAGCTGACCTGCAACTTATGTGGATGGATTGGTCTATTCGTAAGGCGTTTCCAGATCCGGTAAAGCGACAGGAGTATATCACGGCTTTGATAAAAGGTCTTGAGGAGGAAAAGTCATGCGAGATTACATAATGCTTCAATTGTTATTTTATTGTGTAGGTATGTGGATTGCTTGTACTGCTATATTTACTTGTGAAAGAAAAAGGTACAAAGAAAAGTTTGGGAATTTATGGCTACCTACGGTTATTACAGCAACTGTACTTTCACCTATACTACTTATAATTGGAGTTTTGTGGTGGATAGTAAAAAGACTACTGGGACTTAACTAAAATGAGTCAGCACTTAAATCGATTAAATGATAAAGAAGCTCTTGAGTGGGATAGGGCACATGAAAGATTTTGTGAAACAGGACAATGGGAGAATGAAATGAATGCGTTTAAAAGATGGTGGAGAAGAGTTTATATAGATGGCTTTGCTAAATTTGTTACACCTTATGATTCAGCTAAAGCCGCCTGGAAAGAAGCTTTGAAATGGAATGTAAAAATGATAGAGGGCGAGATAGGAGAGGAACCTGAAGATGAAACTGACTAAATCTGAAATAAACAATGCTATTATCACTACTCTTACAAATGTAAGAAAACATTCTAATGCAGATAGACTTAAGTTAGCTACTGTGCTGGGTACTCAAGTTATTGTAGATCTGAATGCTAAAGATGGAGATTTGGTAATCTACTTCGATTCAAATTTGAGATTATCCCATGAGTATCTTTATCATAACAATCTATACTCTAATAAAGAGTCGAATGTTGATCCAACTCAGAGAGGTTACTTTGGAGCCAATGGTCGTGTTAGAGCACAAAGATTCAGGGGTGAGATAAGTAATGGGTATATAGCTGAACTTTCTTCTTTGAATAGGCTTTTTAAAGATGATCATAATTTTCTTATAGCAGAAGTAGATTTAAAAGAAGGAGTTGAGTTTACTCATATCGATGATGTAGAGATTTGTAGTAAGTATTTTGCTGAAAGTTCTAAAGGTGGAATACAGTGTGGTACAAAGAGGAAGAAAAGGAAATCCAGAACATCTACTGATATGTTTCGGAAGCATTGGGATACTAAACAGTTAATGCGTGAAACAGATAGGATTGTTCCTGGAACATTATTTGTAGAAGAAAAGATACACGGCACATCTGGAAGAACAGCTCATGCTCTTTATCATAGAAAAAGAAGATGGTATCAGTTATGGAAACCAAGAGTTACTTCTTTTTGGAAAGTAGTAAGTGGTACTCGCCGTGTGAATGGAATTAAAGGGCATATGAAGGAAGAGCGTAGGGATATACATGATAAATTAGCTCCACATGTGCACAAAGGCGAAGAACTTTTCTATGAGATTTATGGTTACAGTTATGATGGAAAGGTAGTTCAATCCGTAGGAGGTCATCAATTTGCTTATGATTGTGAGAAATATGTACGTCGAGCTTGGGATAATCCAAATGAGGTAACTCCATTGTTGCCATACAAAGTAGTGCTTTATCGAGTTACCATTACTACTGAAGATGGATATCGCATAGATTTGGATCGTGAACAAGTATATCGAAGAGCAGAAGAGTTGGGATTAGAGAAACCTTATTTGTTACGGAAATGTCAGTATCATGTTCCTGATGGAGATACTATTTTAGAGGTATATCTTGATACTATTATGGGTGATGCCGATGGTAAATCTGCTCTTGATGCCGGTACTATGCGAGAAGGTATTGTTGTATGGTTCAAGGATTGCACTGGAAACTGGACGTGTCTCAAACATAAATCGGAGGAGTTTCTTATGCTTGATAGTCGAAATAAAGACAAAGGTATGGGTGATGTGGAGGATTTATTATGAGTAAAGTTAAGCATAAAATAGGAAATCAATATGAATTTTTAGGCCATACTCTTAACTTAGTAGAAATGGTTGAGAGTACTTTTGGAGTGATACGATATAAACTTGATTGTACTGCTCATAGAGGATGCTGTACTATTCCTAATGGTATTCAGATGGAATGCGTTAAAGATGAGCTTGATATTATGAAGTGTGTAAAAGAAATAGATAGTCGACATGAATCTGTGAGAAAACCAGAAGTAGATTGGCAGGAGGGAGATACTGCTGTGATAAAAGAAGGATGGGATAGAGCAGGTATAAGTTTTACTGTCCTTGGGCCAGCAGTATTTCTTGAGCAGTGGTGGGTGCCAGTTGAAGATCCTGATGAAGATGATCCAACATTCCACAAAGAAGCCGGGTTAAGGAAAGTTGAGGAGGAAGCAGAATGAACAAAAAATTCAAAGCCAAAAAAGTAGCTAAGATAGTTGATGGTTGTCACCATTGTCCTTTTATATCTGAACATGGTATATCTGGATCAGAATTTTCTAATGTTCGATGTGATGTATTGAACAAAGCATTGCCGAAGTATGGGAATATTAGAGTAGACTGCCCTCTGCCAAATTACAAAGGTAAGATTCCTATCTTGACTGAAGAACAACAGGATGATTTGGATATATGCTCTTGCACCCACCTTTCATATTGAGGGATAAAAATGAGTGAACTAGAAAAGTTCAGAACAAGATGGTATCGATGGCTTGGTCAAATGACACGTTGTGATAAAGATACTTGGGTAGAATTGCTTGATTGTAATTGGTCAATTTGGGTTTCACAGGTTTCAGAAAAACATAATCTTGGATTAGACCCTTTTGCAGTGGATAGTGCTACTTGTGAAATGGTGAAGCTGCGTTACACTAAAGCAATACGTGCTGCAGATATGGCCGATCTATTCAAGCTTGACAATTTATTTTGCACTGATCTTATAAGGAGAAAAGGATGGTAAGAAGAAGATTTAACAGATACGGATATTGGCAATTTACTGATCTTTTGAATAGGAGGTGGAAATGAGAACAAAAGAAGAAATTCAGGAAATGATTGAGAAGTGTAAGGAACTTCGGAAGTATATACCTCACTTCTCAGCATTTGGTACCAATAATTGGAAAAGTCTTGATGTAAATGCGGCAGCTTTAACTGCATGTTTGGATAAGGATGAGGATGATATAGAAGAAAGGCTAAAACAAAGGCTTGATGTTGTGGGAGATGATTGGTCAGATGATCCTGAAATTCAAGCATACGATTGGTTAATTCGAGATACAGATGACTTGGCAACAGATGAGGATATTACCTGCTTCAAAAAGAAAAGTGAAGAAAATTCTTGAGAATTGGAGATAGAAGATGATCGACAAACAGAGAATTGTTGACATTTATAATAACCTCAATATTCATAGTTGGACTACCGGAAAAAACGTGACCAAGGGCTGGGTAAATATTTCATGTCCATTCTGTGATGACGGCTCGAACCACTGCGGAGTAAACCCCGCGACGGAACTCTTCAATTGTTGGAAATGTGGAAGGAAAGGACATTTTGTTGATTTACTTATTGAACTAACTGGATTATCTTTTGGTGAATGTAAAGATATCATATCAGACGCTACGGTTACTTTTAAGGAACGCCCACTTGATAAGATTAGAAATACCTTAGAGGGAGAAATTTCTGAATCTAAACTAAATGTTAATTCTACAGTAATCTTACCGAGAAGTTTTGAGTTGGTTACCAACAGTACCCATTTTCCCCTCCTTGATTCTTATCTTGAGAGAAGAGGTATTCAGATTAGCACAGTTATTAGTAATTTTTGTGGAGTTTGTTGGGCTGGGCAATATATGAACAGGATGATTATTCCTGTGCACTGTCAAGAGAAACTGGTAAGTTTCCAGGCCGTAGACTTGTCGGGTTTTGCCCAACTCCGGTATCGTTCCGCACCATTGTCAATGGGTAGGATAAATGATTTTTTGTATAATTATGATGGGATAAAAATTGGTGGACGAATGATTATAACAGAAGGGGTGCTTGATGCTTGGAGAACTGGAGTTGATGCGGTTGCCGCGTTTACATCAACTCTTACTAAGAATCAAAAGAAATTGATTTTAGCAAAAAATTTAGAGGAGTTGTATTTTTGTTTTGATACTGAGTTAACTTCATATTATAAATCTAGAGAGTTAGCAAAAGGGTTTGAGGCTTACATACCAAAGGTCGTAGTTGCCAGATTACCTTATGGTGAGGATCCAGATAGTTACGGAAAAGATCACGGAAAAGAGGCTTTACTTGAATTAATAAAGGGAGTGGATGAACTTTAATGATTAAATCTATTTTTACTTGTTCTACTTGTGACCGGGATTCTTAATGAGTAACATGAACAAGAAAAGAATAAATTTATTTGCTCGGTATGGTTATCAAACTTTAGTTATTTGGGAACATGAGTTAGAGAATACAACGGAGCTCCTAAAGCGGGTGTCAGATTTTATCCATGTATCGAGGAAACTATAGTATAATAATAGTGATGAAGAATATATTGAGCTGAAGCTGAGAGGAGAGGTTTACTATGACTAGTAGGTTAAACGTCCAAGCAATTTTCGATTCTATTGACGGAGAAGAGAATGGGTTTCAAGGGGCGGGTGAGTTGACTACTTTTATTAGATTGAAAGGATGTCCGCTCAGGTGCCGCTGGTGTGATACAAAATATGCTCAAGAATCTAAACCAGAGAATTGGATGACCGTTGAAGAAATTTGTGAACAAGTTCATTTTGAAAAGATTACTCTAACTGGAGGTGATCCACTTTTGCAAAAGGATAATTTGATTCCTCTCATTCGATGTTTGTTGGATAGGGGGCTTAAAATTACGATTGAGACGAATGGTTCAATTGATATCCCAGAGGAGTTCTTTGGTACATTTCTCAATAAACTTCGTCTTGTAGTTGATTTTAAGCTCCCCTCATCCGACATGATGAAGCATATGAAAACATCAGTATTTGAATCTCTTCGACCTGAAGATGTGATAAAGTTTGTGATCTCTGATGAATATGATTATAAGTATGCACTTACTGTTATTGATCAAAATCCTTCTTGGATAGCCAGGAAAGTTTTTAGTCCAGCAGTTATAATTGAAAAAGCTCGTTCACGAAAGATTAATGCTGAGGAAAGAATTGGGACATCCGCACATGTAAATATGTCCTGGCCTCGTCAGCTTGTAGAAATGATGATAAGAGACAGAGTGGATGCTCAATTTAGTTTACAAATTCATAAGGTTTTATGGCCAGGGGCTGAGGAAGAAAGATGAATCATGAAAAATGTAAAGAAAGAAATATGCTACTCCTGCCAATACTGCATAAAAGGGAAATGTGGTTGTTGGCATCTTAGTAAGAATTGTCCAAACGGTTCTAATCAGTAGGGACTATCGATGAGAGTACACAAAAAAGTAATTGAGCGAATAACTATAATTGGAAGTATGGAGGAGAAATCTAAGATACTGGATTATGTTTATGATAATGGATATAGGATAACTAGAAGTGGACCTAAACGTATTTCCCTGACTCGAGTTGATCTTGGCAAGTATAAGTTGGTTGCTGAAAGAGAGAGATGGAGTTGAAAAAGTGGCAGCTAGAAATGGTCAAGATGTATGAGCAGATTACTGCTTTTGATATTATGGGAAAAGATAGGATTCATGATGATGAATCTTTTTGGGAAGTGTGGGATTCAAATATTAGTTGGTTCGAGAATGTGTGGTGTGATGTTCAAAATATTAGTGGTTCCTATGAACATTATCGTCCTGAATAATAAGGGGAATATTAGAAAAATCTTGATTTTTAATTTGTATTTCTCCAAAAATATATTATATTTTAAATATAAGGAACAAGTTAAATTTTTGGGGGATTGAAAAATGACAGTAAGAGAAAAATACAGTCATGCGAAAGCAGATAGACAGCAAGAGCTCAAACGAAAAGAAGCTGAAGGAAGAGATGAACAGCGAGCTAAACGAACGGATGAGCAGCAACTTAAATTGATTGAGGCTCGTCGAGGGGCTTCTGCAAAAGAGAGTAAGAGATTGACAGAAAGGATACGCAGGAATAAGTAAGTTGCTCAAAGATTAGGAATTGACTTTAAGAGGGAATAAATGAAATCATACTGCAGAGTTGTGAATCCAATTTGTGGTAATGTTCACATAGCAAGGAAAGGGGAAATTGGTGAAGTTCTCGACCGTAGTAAAGCAATAGGAAGTAATAAGTTTGCAAGAAAATTGTTGTTTAGTGACGGTCAAATAGGATGGTTCTCAGAGTCAGAACTTGAACATGTAAGTGGATAGTATACTCAAAAGGGGGTAAAAAATGGAAGTAGCGAAAATAAAGAGGTTTGATAAGGACAATCTTAATAAACTTGAAGTAAGGATGCATGATGCTTTGAATACTGTGGGAAAGGAGTATGGTGTAAGTATTGAATTTTGTGGAGGCAAGTATAAGGAGCATGAAGCAAATTTGAAGTTAAAAGTATCTATACTTGATGAGGATGGTGGAAACAAACAAGGCCGGGAAGATTTTGTTCTTTATGGAGAGAGATATGGTTTTGATGCGGAAGATTTTGGAAAAACGTTTACGTGTGATGGGCGAGAATTTAGAATTGTTGGTTGGAACAGAAGACGCCGTAAATATTCGGTTAGTACTGTTTCGGTAGTCGAGGATCAACCGTTTTATTTTACACCACACCCAGAACTATTCTCCGAGCTTTGGGCAAAGCCGATAAAGTTCAGCATAGTTTTGATTTAAGAGGATAAAATGAGTAAGATAAGTGATGTGGTTAAGGCAGCAAGAAAGGTTGCATCTTCAGCAAAAGATGAATCAATGTCAATCATTATTGGCGGGCTGTGTAGTATTATTGATAATCTTGAAGTTGAGAATGAAAAGCTTAAAGATTTACTAAATGATGAAAATGTTGAGTGGTGTATAAAAGCTAAACAAATTTTGGAAGGAGAATGATAAAAACAAAATGTTTATTCGCTCCAGTTGAAGAGTCTGATAGAAGAAGGAGAATGAAGTAATGCATTTAGACAACTTGTCTGGTACAAAAGAAAAAGTATACCAATGCAGGAGCTGCGGCAGTATCTGGTTAGAAGAAGATTTAGGAGTGGTAAGATTAGACAACTATCTCAAGGTGTACTGTACGACTTGCCAATCAACAGATATAGAACCCATACAGGAGGAAGAAGAATGAGAAAGCTATTAGTAGCTGGGAATTCAACAATGCCTCGCTATGTTGGGATATTCAATCTACCAGCACCATTAACATGTCTTCCTTCACGTTGGTGTGAGAAACATTGCTATGGTTTACAAGGAAGGTTCTTATGGAGTTGTACAAAGGAAGCACATCAATGGAGGTATAAGGAAAGTTTGAAGATAGGTTTTGTAAAGAGAATAATAGATGAAATCACAGCACGGAAGTCTTTGATATTCGTTAGAATACATATCACAGGTGATTTTTATAGTCGAGAATATATTGATAAGTGGGCGACAATAGCTGATGAATGTTCTTGGATTGTTTTCAGAACAAACACTAAGAGGATAGATTTTTTAGAATACATGAAGGAAGTATTTCCAAGGAATGTAGTGGTGAGAGAATCAACTGACTGTACCAGAAAACACTACGGCTATTATCCTCAGGCCAGCATAATAGGAACTAAAGGAACAAAAAAGTTCTTTTCGTGTACTGATGATTGCGAAAAATGTAGGTTTTATTGCTGGCATAATCCAAAAGTTAACGTTGTTACAAGTCAGATTAGGTAGAAGATGAAGTCAAGAAAATAATTTTATTGAAAGGGTGAAAAAGATGATAAAACTAATTGGTTGCACGGAAATCAATATAACATCCTGGGATGGTAGTCAACCTATTAAACTGATTGTACCCAACGAATGCAATCTTGAACTTAAACAAGAAATTGTTGATTTTGTGTTAGGCGAACTAGATGATCATGATGGAGCTGATGCTCTCCGTGAATTATGGGATATAGATAAAATAGAAGATATCTACTTAGAACGGGAGAAAAGAGCTACAAAAGAAGAACTCCGAAACCAAATTATGGAGTTGGCAAAACAAGAAGTAGATGCTGCTCATCCGGATATTGATTGGTCAAAAATGGGCGAGCAAGATTGCAGTAATTACAGAAAAGAGATTATGGAAAAAGCCATTGAAATTTTGTTAGATAATTAAACTTTAGGTAGTTTTGGGGTCATGTAATGTACTCAATAGACTGGGCAATAAAAAAGAAATTCCAAATTTACAATATCAGTACCGAAAAACTTAAAAGCATTGCTCCTACAAGAGAAGCCTTTGATAAGTTTTTTGACAAACTCTCTGGTAAACATTCCTTCTACACTGAAGAAGGAGGAGGAGACACTTTTAAGTTATTGGCACTAAAACATGGCCATAAAGTCTTTACTACCTCTGGTAAAAAAGTAAAAGATCTTAGAGAGAAGTTAGAAGTACAGAAAACTGATGAAAGTGATGCAAAGGTCATCGGTATTTTGGCAAAAGAACAGCCTCAAGAATTTTACGAATACAAAGAAGATGATGTGTTAACTGTAAAAATTTGTCTTCTTTCTCGAGAATATGCCAAACTTGTTAAGGATAGTACTCGTAAGAAAAACCAATTGTTTGCATTTAAGAATAAAATGGAGTTACTCGCCTCAGAAAAAGTTGTCAAAAAGATGATAGAGAAGAGGAAAGATACAATCAAAGCTCTCGAAAAAGAAATTACAGTAGTGAATGGACTGCTCTTCAAACAGGTGAAAAAACATCTTTTTTGGACTAACTATTTGAAGGACATTAAAGGAGTTGGTCCTATTACAGCTGCAGGAATTATTGGGAGTGTTAGAAGATTTTCCAGATTTTCAAGTAGAGATTCGCTTCGGCACTTTGCCGGAATGATTACGAAAAAAGGTAATTCGGGTTATAGTCGACATCTAAAACAAGCTCTTTATAATTTTACAGAAGGAATTATCAAAAATAGAACCCAACCCTGGCGGAAGATGTATGATGATACTAAAATATACTATAAGAAGAAGCATCCTGATTGGAGACCTGGAAAAGTAGATGCTTATGCTAAGAAGTTTGTTCAGACAGAATTTTTGATTGAGTTGTGGAAGAAAGGAAAGCAGTTAGAGGGAGAAATTGCGTAAGATAATATTGAAGGGAGATGAGCTAGGATAATGTTACTCCAATTATGGGAGCTGACTCCAATTTACTCTCTCCCTTTTATTGTTTAAGGAATACCTAAAATGTTAAAACTTTTTATCGTGGATGGATATTTGTGGATACACAGGTCTTATCATGCTTCTGTACAAGCAGGTCTAACCAGCGAGGCCGGTGAGCCTACAGGCGCCACCCATATTTTTATCACGTCTTTGCTTAGATTACTTCGTGAGCAAGAACCAGATTTGTTATGTGTGGCAATGGAGGGCGGGGGTAAAACATTTCGTCATACTTTGAGTAGTGAGTATAAAGCAAATCGTTCTATACCTGCTGACGATTTTACAATTCAAAGGAAAAGAATAGAAGAGATTCTTGATGCTATGAACATCCCAATGCTTCGTGTCGCTGGATTTGAGGCTGATGATATTATTGGTACAGTGGCCAGGTATGCACGAGAAGATGGAATTGATGTCGTTATCTGTTCAAAAGATAAAGACATGTTACAGTTGGTTGATGATGGTATTCAAGTATTCTATGCAAAAACTGATGAATATGTGAATGTAGTTAACGTGATTGAGAAGGTTGGAGTGAGTCCTGATAAGTTTATCGATTGTTTGGCCTTGCAAGGTGATGCTGCAGATAACATACTTGGAGTGCCTGGCATTGGAGCTAAAACTGCTGCAAAGTTGATAAATGAGTATGGCTCTATTACAAATCTTGTTAAGCATATATCTGAGTTGAAGCCGAAGCGTCAAGAAGCTTTACGAGAACATATACACAGACTTGAAGTAAATAAAATGTTGGTGACGATTGATTGTAAAGTTCCTGTGGAGATTGATTACTATAGTTTCATGATGGATGGATATGATGAAGATAAGTTGAGGGACATTTTTGTTGAGTTGGGATTCAATCAGTTATTGATTCGGTTAGGGTTAGATGAGGGATATAAAAATGGAACAAAATCAACAAAGTAAAAAATCGTTTACTCTTAGAACTATTCTGTCAGTAACAACAGGACGATTATTGACAAAATCAAAAGGTCCAACAGATAATGGTATTGAGGATATGTATCAGTTATTAGGTCACATGACTGGAGATTCACCTTTCACTCATCAATTAGGAAGATTTGCTGATGAGTGTAAACCGTGGCTCTTTAGATGGTTTCCTGAACTGAAAATGGCAAACGCTGCTCTTCCTAAATTAGATGAATGGATTAAGATTGACAAAACTGGTACAAAAGAAGAAGGAGTCAAGATGTGGCTCGCTGAGTTAAAATTACTTGCCCCAAACATTAAAGATACATATCAAATTGGACGAATTCCAATGGATGACCATGACAAGAAACACCCATATGATGAATTGGTTATAATGCGTGGTACTGATGAAGGAATAGTTGTTGCTAATATTGAAAGGGAAGAACAGGATTGAAGAGCAGTTGAAAAGTTTAGGTGTGTGAAATAATCTGTTCTTGCCATTTTTCATTTGTATTTCTCCAAAAATATATTATATTTTAAATATAAGAACCAATATTAACTAATGAATGAGGGTAATAATGACTAAGAAAAGTGAGAAGAAAACTGACCAGATACTTGGCTGGTGGGTTTCAAAGAATCACATTAATGACTGTGCTAAATGTGGGGATAAGATGGTGGAATGTCCACGAGAAGGTCATCCAAATTCTAAGTTTTGGGAACTTGAGCAAGATGATGGAATGGTTCTTGTTGTGTGTCCTAATAACTGCCTAGAGGATGAAGTAAACAAATGAAAGTGCGTGAAGAAAACGTAGTTTTCTTGACAATCACTTCTTGGGTAGATGCAGGCATATTCGCAAAGCATTACTATGGAAGACTAAGGGCTCTTACAGGTGGCGAAAGTTTTGATGTTACACACGAGATAACTCAAAGAGAGGCAGATGATTTTAATAGAAGCTTAAAGTTTTCTGGGAATCCAGAGGATGATGCTTTTATAGGATATAAGAAAGGAGAAGTAAGCGAGCGGCTTCTAAGTAAGAAAAAAGTGATTGCAGAAGCCAAAAAACAGTTTAAGCAACACTTCCCAAAAGCTACTGTTCTTGTTTTAGGTGACCTTGGGGTGGTGGAACCACAAGAAATACTTGTTGGTCCAAAGGAGTTCAAAGACAAAGTTAATGTACTAGTAAAAAGATATGAGAAATTAGATTGGGATGTAGAAGTAGACAGGCCAGAGATAAAAGAGATAGAAGAGAAGTGGCAAGAGTTATGGCCAAGAAAGTATACATAGGAGGATAAGAATTATCTCACTTTTCTTGACATTTTCTATTTTTAATTTGTATTTCCCTCAAAATATATTATATTTTAAATATAAGAACCAATTATTTTTGAAAGGGAAACCAGATGGATAAACATATGTATATCAAAGTTAGCACTGCATGGGAGACGGTGTTACAAGTTGCTGGGTATCAATGGTTTTTGTTTTCTCATACTGGTCAGGTGATGGCTCGTAGTGATTTTTACAAAAGACATTGTGATGCCTCGCGAGTCGGCAAACAAACTGCCACTAGGTTACAAATAGCTTTTAGGGGAGACTTATAGATGATTGTCTGCAAATATTTTGGTGTTCGAACAAGTACTAGAGAGTCTGGAGTAAAATGCCGAGAATGTAAAGTAAGTAACCCTGAACTATTCAAGAAATGTACTCTAGAGACAAATATCTTAATGTGTACATCAATAACCGTTGATAAAGAAGGAAACACTGTGGTAGTTCCTCCTCTTGGGAAGGTCAGTGATGTAGTACTCATTATAGAAAGGTAAGTAGATCTCCCAAGAGCGGAGGTGTTAGGTATGTTAAACCAAGTGTTAGGGCGATGGATGTAGCTTTAAGGGGAAAAGATGGAAAAACTAAGAATAGAGCTTGAAAAAACAAAATGTAAAAACTGCGGTAAGAAGGTGGAGATCTTAGAAGTAACTGGAGGAGGATCAAAAATCAAGTAGAAGTCGACTTGGTAAATGATAGAGAGATCATTCAGTACATTAGGGACCTATTCAATTTGGGAAGTTTACTTGAAAATGGTGTGGATGCAGAACTATTACCTTTTATAAGAAAATTAAGGAAGGCAGGCTACACGGATAGTAGGGTACATCAGTTTATCACCTATGCCGGAAGCAATACCAGATTTGAATATCTTACGGACTTTTACGGGAAGAAGTTGGTTCCCATGCCAATTCCAGAGCA